ATATTAATGTTTTAATTATCATTGTAGATAATTGAACTAATATTCTTTTAAATGTTTCTTCTAATGCCTTACCTATATTTTCGCCATTTGCCATTGCATTAAACATTGCTTCAAAAGCTGGTGTTAATGTATCTGTAATTCCATTTGCTAATTGTAATTGTGCATTATATCTTCTTAAAGCAGCCTCATTTTTAAATATTTGTTCAGCAGTATATTGTTGCGCAAACATTGGCAATTCTGGGTCTAATTTAGTTGGTGTTTTAGGTTTTTTAATTATTTTTTTTGTTTGTATAAATTCAGTTGTACTTATATTTAAAACACTTGCTTGTTTACCTAATTTCTCAATACTTTTAGTTGCTTTATCAGTTGATTTTGCAGCTTCATTTGCTCCTTTAGTAATGCCTCCAAATGGATTTACTGAATTAGCAATAGATAAATTTTGAACTTCAGTTCTTAAACCTATTATTTCAGTCTTTAAGCCATTAGCTTCTTTTCTTGCGTTTATATTAGCTTCAGCAGCATTATTTATTACATCTGCTTGACCAATTGTAGCATAAACATTTTGATTTATAAGTGCATTACCTATTCCTAATTGTTTATAGTATTCTCTACCTGTAAGTAATATTTTTTTATTGGCATCTGATAATGCAATAGTTTTATCAGCAAGTTGGTCAATATATCTTGATGTTAAGGCTTGATTAACTAATGCTTGTGTATATAAATCAACCGCTGCTCTTGCTTGGTCAACATTAGTAATTGTTGAAGCATAAGCACTATTTACTTTGCCTAATTCAGTTACTACTGCTTTAAATGCTTCTGACCTACGTTCTTCACTTACATTTGCATTTTCACTTATTGTTAAATATGTTTGTAATCTTATTCCTGTTTCAGTTGCCTCTGCTCTTGCATCTCTTAAACTTTGAGCAAATTTTTCTTCTGCTTTTGATGCTTCAGTTGTTCCACTTATAAAATCAGCTATTTTTGGACCAAATGCAACTATAATTGATGAAACCGCACCTAAAGCTAAACCAATACCTGCTGGACCCATTAAGCCTTGTGCCATTGATTTTAAAGCACCACCTGTACCTCCAGCCTCTTTACTTAATCTTTGAAATGATTCTAATAAAGGATTTAAGTTATTCGCAATACCTATAAATCCATAAGGAGCATCTTGAGCAACCCTTGATAAGTTTGATAAAGCATTTGTTGCTTGGTTACTTGTACTTGGCAACGTTTTAAATGCAGTACCTAACTTTGTTGTTGCGGTAACTGTTTCTTGTATATTTTTAACCGCCTGTCGATTGTCTGCGGTTATCGTAATTTTTAACGTTTCTTGTGCCATTTTATTATTTTACTCCATACAACTTTAATGTTCTTGCCAATTGTTCTTGTGTTAGTTTTGGCTTTTCTTCTTCTTGTTCATCACTTGGTAAAGGGAAAAATGATTTTAAACTCTTTGGACTTTTCTCACTTGTATTTACTTTATAAATCAAATAAGCTACCATCCTTGTTCTTTCCCATTCTCTCACTTCCTTATTCTCATAAGCCTTTTTATATAATAAAAATTCTCGCCACGTCAATTGCCAAAACTCGTTAATCGTTAAGCCAACTTCAATAGCGAGAATAATTATTGAGTCCCAACTATAAAACCCTAATTTTTTTTTTCGTCCGTTTCCTTTTCTGGCTTTAAATCTGGAGTCATTGAGTCTTGCATATATTTCATAAACTCAACTAATTGTCCATCTTTTGCCGATAACCCACCAACTTGGTCAATCCATTCGCACACTTCAAATTCATCAAAGTCAATAGGCTTTTTAAGGCTCTTGCATCCACTTTCTGCTGCGGCTTGTACAATATGAACGATTGTATCTAAGTCATAAATCCCACCAGATAAAACCTCGATTAGCTCCATTAGATTTTTATTCTCTAATTCGCAAAACCTTTTCATTGCCCAAGTTCCCCACTTTAAGTGGATTGTGTTGTTGTCAGTCTTTAATTCGTACATAGTTTTTTATTTATTATACAGTTTCAGTTTGTGCAATAGGAGGTACACTTACTACGAAAGTTGCAGTAAATTTAACATCATCCTTATCGTCAGCAGTTACACCGAAATCGCTAATAAATACTAAAGAACCAGCACCACCATAAGTGATATCACCTGCGGTTGGAGTTGCTTTACCCATTTTAATAGCGAATAAAGTTTTAGCAGCGTGAGCAGCATATAATTGTTGATAAGAATCTTTAGATGGACTTCCTGTTTCATCAATAGCAAAACCTTCACAATCAAATGATTGAGAAAAAGAAGGTGCTGGAGTGTACTCGTTGCCACACTTAGATGTTGCATCTATTGTGTCATTAGTTGATGTTAAAGAGTTTGTAGTCAAACAAGCAACAGGCTTGAATGTACCATCATTGTTTATGTCAGCTAAGAGGATATAATCTCTACCGCTTACTTTTGTTTCTGCCATTTTATTTAATTTTAATTTTGAGTTATTATTATGTTATAAGTTATCAATACTCTAAAAACGTTATCTAAAGGATTTAAGCCGTCTAAGTTTCTTACACTTTCAACACTTAAACTTGATGCGGTAAATCCGTTTGCCAATGTAATATTGGTGTCCGAGTTGATTGCAGTCAAGACTAAGTCGCTTATAGTTTCAGCACGTTTATAACCAAAGTTAGCATTTTTTGTAATAATATCAACTGTGATGCTAATACTATTTGTATATCCTTCTTTGCCTTGATCTTGGCTTGATGTCCTACCAGTTAAAACAATATACTCATTACCTGCACCTTCAGGAGCAAAACCATCGTAAACAACTAACCCACTCGCACTTGTCAAGTTAGTATAAAACCACTTTTTTATCTCTATATTAGGATTTAACATCTAACAATTTTTTTAGTCTTTGTATTAATTTTGGCTTTTCCGTTTCATACGAAGGTATTAAAAAAGGTTGAGGACGCATACCTTTTAGCAATATACTCCTTGCAATTACAAAAGCTAATCCTTTGTCATTTTTGCCATCTCCAATGCCTTTACGCTTTACCCATAGAGTTAACGCATCAACAAAGTCTTTAAATTTACCGCCTTTTTTACCTTGAAATTGTGCTGCATAAGATGTAAAGTCAGCTGGAACACTTACTTGTGGACCAGTACCAAATTCTACATAAGGCGAATAAGATGCCTTTGATTCAACCCCAAATGTTAATTGGCTTTCTTGAACTAAAGCTATTTGATTTCTTAATTGACCAAAATTTACAGGTGCAAGTCTTTTAGCATCGGTTAATATCTTTAAGGCGGATGCATTTATTTCATCCCCTACATCTTGCTTTAATTTGCCGTCAATACTTTTTAAAGCATCTTGAATGTCTTTAAGTCCGTTTAAATTAACGCTAAACCCAGCCATTACTTGTAAATTATTAACTCCAAGAACCTATTTTGGTTCTCTACGTTTTTAATAGAATGTATCGTATATCTATCCCCTTCTATCTCTACCTCATACGAATCGTTGATAGTAACCCCATAACGAATATAAAGCCTATTCCTTTGGTCAAATTGCAATTCCGACTCACCTACCTCACGAACTTGATTATCTGGTCTTAAATCGCCCCATACTGTCGTTTGTAGGGCAAAGGTCGTAGTGTATCCACCTTGACCATCGCTTACCCTTGTAGATGCCCAAATACCGACTTGTCTTGTCATAGTATTTGCGTCAACGTAGTTTGATTTTGCTTTACCTAATTTCATATTATAATATTGGGCTTATTCTTGTCCATCTTTGACACGCCTTCCAAGATTTCTCACAAATACCTGAATCGCCATCTAATCCTCTATTCTCGTAGTCGTAGCTAATTTGGTCTAATATCGCTAATTTAAGGTCTTTAGGTATGGTTGTGTAACCAGCCTCATAAGTAGCCTTTAAGTTAGGGTATCTTGGGTATGATAACTTAGGGAACTCATCGCCTATTAATTGTAGGTCTGTTCCTTCTATTTCTAAAGCATCTTGCTCCATATCAAACAACTGAAACGTTGCAGAATCAACTGGACCAAATGGAATATCAAAATTACCACTCACGTTATTAAAGTAAGTAGTAATGTCCTTTGGTATCAAACTCAATCCTGTTGCCACTTCAATAGCTTCCCTTGCTTGTGTAATCATCAAAGTAATCAAGGTATCTTCAGCACTTGTTGTAACTCTACAATATAATTTTGCTTCCGCTAAAGTAACTGGCTCTACTATTGGTGCGACAGGAACGGCACTAAAGTCATTGATATAATTAGAATAAGACATATCCTTTTTTTACAAAATTACTTAATTTATTCCAATAAAAAACCCCCACCGAATTGGTAGGGGTCATTTATTTACTAAACCTTTAGAACTATACGTTACCCATATCTGCATAGATAGCAGATGTAGTCAACATTAAGTTGATGTCTTCGTAACACTCAATACGAGCAGTTACCAAGTTCTTTTGGAAGTTTTCGCCATTCTCATAAGAGAACTCAATTGCTAAACCTTCAACTTCAACTCTTTCTAAGTAGCTATTATCAAAGATTAATACTTTGTCATCTGTTACCCAAGAAGCAGATACAACAGGTACACCCCAGATTGTGATTCCGCCGTTAGGAGAAACTACCACAGAGCCGTTACCAGCATAGTAACCAGCAGCAACAGTTGCTTTCAATAAGCGACCCATTTGTTGTTGAGATACTAAAGCATAAGAAGGAACGAAGTTTGCAGCTTTTTGGTTACCGATGTAATCAATTAATTGTAATAAATCGTTAGTTTCAGCAGTTGTAGTTGAACCAGTTGCAGCAGCAGATACAGTTGTGAAGAATGCAGCGTTCTCAGCCTTGAAGAAATCTCTTTGTAACATTCTTGGTAAAGTTTGAGTCATAAAAGGTAATGACTTTAACATTTGCTTAGAGAATGTAGAGAAACCAGCTAAGTAATCGTTTACAACTTTAACTTCAGTCAAAGAGTAGTTGTTCTCGCCTTTGTTAGAACCTTCTGTTTGAGCAGCGATGTTGTTAGTCAAACCGCTATTCTCACGATAGTAAACATAAAGACCGCTTTCACTTCTTACAGTAGGGATTAAATCTCTAAAGTTTAAAGATTGTGCTGGTTGGATAGCTGGATTAGGAGCATAAGATGCTTGAGCATCACCAGTTAAGTTACCACTTAAAGTCATAGTCTTAACGTCAGATAAATCTAAACGGAACTTACCATTAGATTTTAAAGCTTTTTCCATTGCATCGAAGTTGCCATCTAATTTCTCTAAGATAACTTCATCCATAAATTTAACTTCTTTCTTAGCTGATTTCTTTTGTGCAGCTAATTGTCCGTCAATTTGCTTTTGTAACTCGTCTTTTACAACAGTTACTTGTGCAGCCACCTCTTTGATTTGGGCTTCTGCATTAGCTTGAAAACCTTTAAGGTTCTCAGCCATTTCGTTGATTAAATTTTCCATTTTTACTTTTTAAATAGATTGTTAAATTGCTTAATTGCCTTTAATACTTCCTCGTTATTCTTTTCTTCTACTACTGGTGTCGGCTCAACTGCTTCTGCGGGTTGAGTGATTGTTTCAGTAATTTCCAAAGCCAATAATTCAGCTTGTATTTGTTTTATTTGAATCTCCATCAAAGCAAAAGTGTCATCCGTAAATGTACCACCTCTAAATGCCTTGATTAAGTTTTCTAATCTTATTGATAAATTCTCTTTAGTTTCTTTGAACTCACCCTTAAAACCCAATGTTGGAGTTTCAGGATTAGCACCCCAAAGAACCGCAGAGCCTTCATATAGTTTTAATTCTGTGATTGTACGCACACCAGTCTTTTGATTTACATCCGACTTTAACGTACTAAAACCGATTGAGTGTTGATTGATTAAACCAGCTTCATATAACTTGATTGCATCTTCGCCACATTCAGTTTCTATTAAGTCAGTAACCGCAACAAGCATATCGCCTTCGATATACAATTCTTTAGGCTTACCCAAAGTATGTGCCATATCAGCTTTGTGGTCTACTAAAGACCAAATCATATTCTTGCCTTTTGGTCCACGTTCTTTGATAGTCTTAGTAAACGCTTCTGCAACGATAATATCATTGTCTAAATCCACGTTACCAATTCTTGACCAACACGCTTTTACTGTTCTTGATTCTGGTTCTATATCCAAAATCATATCATTGTAGCTTTTGTTTTCAATCTTACTCATATAACAAAGTTATTAATTTTTTTTAATCTGCTAACAAATCTCTTATTAAGTTTGAAATTTGCATTAAAGCCACGTTATTTATTAGATTCCACACTAACCCCATATCGCCTCTTGGTGGATTATCTTTTAACCTTTTTGGCTTACCATCTTCGCCTCTAACCGCTTCGTAACCTAACGTACAACGGCAGTTGATAACATCGCCAGCACTTCCGCTTGGGTCGCAAGGATGTAACATTTGCTCAAAACCGCCGTACTTAGTCTTAACATTAAATTTTTCATCGTATGCTACTTTTATTCCATCCATATGAAAATGGTCAAATGAATCTGGTGGTACTCGCCTTGTTCTTGCATCTCTTGTTGCTATCCATTCTTTCATAGTTACAAGTCCAGTTGCAGTTACACCTATCATTGAACCATAGTTTGCAGCCTTACCTGTTTCCGTTCTTGCTATCATCTCTGCTCGGTAATCCGTAATACCAGCCGTTCTTAATAGCTTTATTGTTTCTTGCATAGTTAAACCTTCCTCAACCGATTTTATCAAGTATTGTTGAATTTGGTTCTTTGTTGTTTGTGTTATTTCCTTAGCTACTTTATCTAAGCCTTTTTGTTCTAAGTAATACAACATAAGGTAAGTAAACAAATCAGTTTGATTATTCTTAAACTCATCTGGTCCTTGATATCCTTTAACAGACTTAGAAACATTTTTATTTACAATTTGTGCCATCTTAACCCCCATTGCAATATGAAGGTTTTGGATGGTCTTTTTTATCTTTTTATCGCTAATAGCGTTTAAATCTTGGGTATCGCAATAAGTATCCACTTGCCTTTGTAGTTCCTTCTTGAACTTTGGCGAATAGGTTTTTATTGCGTTTAAATATAGTTTTCTATAATCTTGCCAAATCATTTGTTAGGATTGTATGCCCAATTCTTTAAGGATATATCCCTCTTAGATGGACACTCTTTGTTTACAGGTTTACCTTGCTCCATATTTTTCATTCTACTAACAAAGCTAATCGTTCTATTTGCCGACTTAACTTCATTTGCACCCCAATCCGCTTTTTTCTTGCTCAATAGATTTAAGTTCCTATTTACTGGACTTCTATCTAATGATGCTAAACGTGAGCATTTTGTTTCACTCCAAGCCTTTAACTCGGAATAAGACATATTTACTGTTTCGTAATACTTTGCGTAAACTTCATCAATAACCTCGCTAAGGTCGGCTTTTAAGTCAACCTTTAAATCAAATAACTTATCTAAAATGTCTTGGCTATTCATTTGGTAGCGTTAATGGTTGAAATTCATCTGGACTTTGTAAACTTGAAGGAATGTATAATTTTTCCATTTCAGTTTGGTCTATGTAAGGTGGAATCTCTAATCCCATAATATCCATCTTTTGCTTTGGTGCAATCCACCAAGCCTTATCTAACCATTCTACTTGCTCCGCTTTGTTAGCTTCTAATTCGCCATAAACACTTGCATCAAAGTCAACGTAAATATCCGTACCTCTATAACCCCAATCAGAATGTAGCTTTCTATTTAAGTTATCTCTAATACCTGTAAGCAAAGGAATAGCACAACGTAATGTCAATGCCTTCTCGCCTTCTCTTTGGTTGTTGTAAGTCTTGTTATCGCTATCGTTTAAAAGTTGCGCAGGTACTCCGTAAATATTACAAAGTGCTTTCATATCCCACTTCTCACTTTCAATGATGTCTAATTCAACAGGACTTAATCCGATTTGTTTCCAATCAACTTTGTAGCCACTAACCGCAATTGAATTAAAGTTAGCAGAGCCACCTTTTTCACTCACGGCTCTTTTAAGTGCCTGTGCTTGTTGTTGTCCACTAATAGGGTCAAAGCGTTCATCATTCATAAAAAGAACTCCAGCTGGACCACCATTCTGGAATGATGCAACCGCCGCAGTCTTGGCTTCGTTCGAACGAGTCAAGTTTCTCGCAGCAGCCATCAAAGGTGATTGACCATATAGTTGATTCCCAGTTGTATTCCATTGTGGATTAAAGTATTTGTCTTGTAATATTTCTTGTTTTGTAAAGTTCCAAAGTGGACCATAATTCAATTGATAACCTGCAATTGTTGGTGGGAAATTATTAATGTCCGCTAAAACGTACATATATTGAGAAGGTAGAACGTACATTTCAAATGGCTTACCATTGTTGTTGCCACCTTCAATCATCTTTGCGTAAATAAAAGAGTTACCTGTGATTAACTTAAAAGAACACCAAGCCTCTACGAAATCGCCAAAGGTATCTTCGCCATTAGGATATTTTAATAACTCGTTTAATCTTGCATCGCCTGTATATAATTCAAATGCTTTCTTGTGTAACTTTTCTACATCCTTCCAGTTCTCAATTTTATCTGGTTGGCTCATTAACGCTTTATACTTTTTAGCTGCTCTTTCGTCAACTACTTTATAAACGTGGAATGGTGCAAGTTTTGCTTTATCGGTTATTAATTTAACGATAGAATAAACAATATCGTTTGCACTATAACCATCACGCACAAAGCTAATGTTATCGCCACCTTGCCAAGTTATTATTCCTTGTTGTATTGCTACTTGTCCGTTAAAAGGAATTTGTGGTAGTACAGTTGATAGTTTTTGTCTTTTAGTAAAAAAGTCAAGTAATCCCATTATATATGAATTTTAACAAAGTTAGACAATTTATCCTAAAATACCGACACTTCAAATTTTAGCTTGGTTAGATGTGTAAACACGGCATACCTACAAGCATCCATCAAGTCATCGTTTGCCTTTACAGGTTCTTCAATTACGTTATCGTTTTTATCCTTTTTCCATTTGTAAGACATAAACTCCCTTCTTAGATTTTTGCTATTGTAGTGCAAGTTTATAGGGTAAGATTTCATCTTTACTATTCCTGCCCATACATCTTTTTGCGCTGGTTTAATGTTAAAGCCTTGTCTGTAAAGTTCTTCAATAGATTTAGGCTCGGCTGCATCCGCATAGATTGTGGCACGTTCAGGTAGCTTTTCTTTAATCAATCTTGATAGGTCGCTAAGAGTAAGTCCGCTTTGATAAACTATTTCCTCAAAGTAGTTTTGTCCTTCGTGGTGCGTAACCTTAACAAGTGCAGCTGGGTGGACATAACCAAAGTCCAATCCATAGAATACATCGCCATCTGGTGCTTCATCGTATTGCTTCCATTGAGTATATATAATTTCCTTTGCAGAGCCTCGTTCGCCTAATCCGTACACCTTCCACATAAAGTCATCTGGCAAGTCTTTGTATTGCTCAATGTTTCTTATTTGGCTATCGCTTAAGTTTGATATGTTGTTTAGGTAGGTTGAATGTATGCGTTTGTTCTTTGGGTTATCGGCTACCTCATAAACCCAAGAAATAAAGTCGGCTGGATTCCAATCTAAGAATACTTGCCCAGTTGTACGAATTAAAAGCTGGTCAAACAAAGCCTTGCTAATAAGGTTTGCCTCGTTTACGAATAGTATATCCCTTGCTGGTCCTTTTGCTTTGTCAGGGTCTTCAAGACCAAATAATTCTATGTATGAGCCGTTCTTAAACGTATAAATAAAATCGGTGTACCTAAAGTCTTTTTCATCCCATATATTCCATTGCTCCATTATGCCTTTGAAATCCCTATAAACTCCACGCTTTATATGTGGTAGGGAATGCGATACCATTGATATCCTTGTATTAGGATTGTTTATTGCAATGTGGATTAGTAATTGAACAACTGAATAGCTTTTACTTGATCTTGACCCACCTTCGTTGCAAATTATAGGATAACCTTCCTCGTATGCCTTTTTATTGGCATAAAAGACAGGTGTAGCCTTAATCTTTAATTGGTTGACAATCTGCATCTGGTTCTATTGTGATTTGCACATTACCCTTTATGTCTGCGGTTATGTCGGTTGTTTGTTTAGGTTTACCTTCTAATCTATCCACTACTGCCTCGTATGCTCTTTGGTCGCCTTTTAACGCTTTACTAATCATTTGCATATCCATTAGTTCAAGCACAGTAAAATCTTCTTCTTCGCCTGTAATTGGGTTCTTTCTTTTTTGTACTAATTCAAGCAACCTAAGTAAACGAGTCTTACTATTTTGAACTCCTTTAGGTCGACCATTTGGGTTACCAGATTGTCCTTTTTCAAAGTGTACTAAGTTATCTATTCCAGCCATTGTATTTCCATTGTTTTTACAAAGATAAGCCACAATTAGGGCAAACCTTTCCTTTTTTGGTATTGTCTATTGATTTTGGTTCTTCATTTGTTGGAACGAGGAAGTCAACATTGACACCCCATTCGTCTAAATCGCCTATCTCCCAACCATCATTTGCTAACATATCCATATCCCATTTACCATAGTGAGTATTGTCTATTACAAGTAACTTTTGCTTTTCTTTTTCGGTTAAGTTAGCCATCTTGATAGTTGATACTTCTTGGATGCCTAATTCTAAACAAGCACGATACCTTTGATTGCCTCCTAAGATTACGTTATTTTCATCTATGATTAATGGCTTTGCTTCTAATAGCTTTGGGTCATCCTTTATAGACTTAACCAACTTAGCAAAGTCATCTTCGTCAATCTTTCTTGGATTGCTTGGGTTAGGTTTGATTTCGTTGATGTTCATTATCTGTTTTTTGTTGGTGTTCGTATTGAAATAATGCTTGTTGGCTTATCTTGCTTTAGATTGTCATAACCAAGCCATTTACCACACTTAGTACACTCAAATTGAGTTTCTTTTATCTTACCGAACCATACATAGCCTTCGGTAACTGAACCACATTTACAAGTATATAGCTTCTTTCCGTATGTGTCTTTCATTATCTGCCTTGTTTATTATACGCTTTAACTGGCTTGTCTTTTGGACCAGATGTCTTTTTGTACTTACCACATCGCCTTTTCCCAAATGATACTTTGTTATTGCTGCTTACTTTTGCCATTATAGTTGTTTATTAGGTCTGCCATAAAATTAAACCTTTCTTCTTGTGTTTCTCCAAATACATAGTGCGTAGTTCCATCAATGTCAAAAACATAGCAAGGATAACCAGCTATTTCTTGCTCTTTGCACGTTTCAAATATGTTACTTGTATCTATCAATTAGTTCTATTAATTCAGTTCTTTGCCATTTCTTAAGCCTATTATTAACCGCTTCAAACTCCAATTCCTTCACCGCTTTTTCTCCTATTCTTTCAACAAGTCCAATTCGGTACATTGCTTGGTTTCCGTGTTTAAACATATTACACCCAGCACATTGCAAATGTATATTCCATTCGTTAAAACGTAAAGCTGAATACCCTTTAACTGTAAAGTAATGTCCAGCTTGATTCCCATTGTAGCTTCCACAACTAATACAAGGCAATCCTTCATCTCTTTTCCTTATATACGCATTAACAACCTTTTGGGTCTTTTCTAACAACTTAGGTAAGGGTATCAATGGCATAATGCAAAATTAGGGTTTAACTCGTACAAGAACAAGAATATGCAGAATTTAGTTCGGTTAGGTCTTGACCTTTGAATAAATCATTTTGTGCCAACATTAAAAGATGCTTGTAAGTTGTATCCTGAAAGTAAGTATGTCCATTACCAAATTCTTTGCTCATTTCCTCATCTTCAATCCATTCCTTTGCCAACTCTGGGTAGCTTCTCATAATGTTTACTATTGCATTTTTACCTTTAAGGAAGCATAAAGTACAATTTCCTAAAATAGCTGGGATTTCCAAAGTGTAAGGCTTTTTACTCCAATAGTCATTTACCTGTGCTTTGTCTATTCCAGCTTCGTATAAAGGAAACTTTGGGTGGATATAAGCCTGTCTTTTTTCATATCCCTTAACCCTTCTTTCCTCATCTGCTCTAAAACCTACAAGCCATTCGTAATTTTGTTTGCCATGATTTGCCCTTAACCATCGTTTAGCAGTCTTTATCTTTAGTTCAATCGTACATTCTCTTTTAACCCTATTTGGAATTAGCTTCCATTTCTTTTTTTCAAGCATACCCCTAAACCCACCTTCAAACATTACCCTAATAATTGGGATTCCTTCGTGTGCCTCAAAATCATTTATGAACTTATATGTCTTAGGGTGTTCTCTACCAGTATCTGCAAATATGACCAAATCGCCTTCACGATAGTTTAAAATAGTCATTAAGGCACTTGTTTTGCCACCGCTAAAATTTATTACTCTTTTCATTTTTTTAGTCGCACAACACATAATCTATCGTTATGCTTGTAGCGTTTTTTGTTTATTGGGTTCATATAGGTCATTATGGTTTTATAGTCAGTGCCTAAAAACCTAATAGCCTTTGCTATTGACCTAAACCATATTTCCTCTTTTGTATCTAAATAAATTAATCTTACCTCAATGTTGTTGTCTATTCCTGTCATCTCAATAATCGTTTTAATTCAAAGTACAAG